GGTGAGCTTCCTAGAAGATTTTTACTGCCACGGGTCGGTAATTCTTTTAATCTTTCTGGGTCGAATCGTGTTGATTGATTTAATCCTGCTGCCATAATTCAAATCTCTTTTGTGAAAATGTGATAACTGGTTTTCCAGTCCTTTAAAACTTTAGACCAACCTTTACGGCCCCACAGTTCTAAATAACTGCAATGGTTCAAACGACCATATTTTTCTATAGTTGGCATTAAGGCCAACCACTTATACATATCTTTACCGCCTGCTGAAATAATTCGTAAAACGCTTTTACGCGGATACGGTACAACTTGCGTGATTACAACTGCTAATAAATCCTTACCTTCTAAAGCAACCCAAAGATTCATTTCTTTTCGCTTTAAAAAAGGAATGAAGTCTTGAGGCTCTACCTCACCTTCAGTATGAGGTTGTACCTTTTTTAATAAAGGCTCAACGTAAGGCCAGAAAATATCAATCTCATCTTCTGGGATTAAAACGGCTCTACAATTTTGTCCAGGCGCTGCCATTATAAAAATAGATTCCTGCACCCGATCCAGGGTTCCAGTTGCTTCCATCTGCATACCGGATGTCTCCATCACGAGGCTTAGTGGATCGCACAGGTTCTGAACCTGGCTCGACAAATGTTTTTTCCAACCGCATAACCGTTATGTTAAAAAGAATATCCGATAGTCGGTTCAGTTCTGAAAACAGGTAATCAGGAAGCTGCTCTGGTGTAGTCGGCGCGGGATTAGGTGACCACCTGGTCACAGACTTCATATCTTTTGAGCCGTAACTCATTGCATTCTGCTGCCACGATTACCGCGTGTCTGGACTTCAAAAGCCATGCCGTGTAATTTCCAATCTACATCTGTAGTCGATTCGACTTTAATTGCAAAATACTTACCACTGACACGACAGCTTACCTTAGAGCTAGTATTTGGGTTAAAAGCAAATGGGCCTTCCCATGAAATACCTTGTTCTACACTCATCTGACTACCGACATAAATATTTATATTGTTGTCTCCCGACACTTCAATCTGCGGGTAAACAGCACTCACAAATTTAATCGTTGCAGGATCATTCAAATCGTAGCCTGATCGTTCTATAAACGCGGTCATGCTTGCAGTGTCTTTTTTATTGCCGGAGTTATCTCGAAACATCTTAGTATTAGTCACATCAGCAAATACTAAATTTTTAATGACGTTATCGTAGTTTGTGGCTCCCCATACTCCACCATAAGTAGACCAAATACCAGAAACAGTATTCCAAGCAACACCCGCTGTAATTTCAACAATACCCGATGCAATGTGTGAGGTATCCGGTAAATCTCTAAAGCTAAACGTATTTAACTTCCAGTTCCAAATAAGCGCTTTATTTACAACAGTAGATGAACCCGCCGGATAACAGGCCAACATTTCATTACGAACATAATCGGCTGTCACAAAACATTTTTGATAGTTATCGCCGTTCAATTCGTCGTAAACGGCTCTGCGTAATTTATTACTTAAAAGCGGCGTAACATTTTGACCGTTGCACACGTAAAAGTCAGAGTTACCCATAAAGAAATGACCGCCCTCAAATTCAGCTAATGCGCCTTTACTTAATAAGCCAATTGTTGGTGTCATTAATTTAAAACTAAATATAAAAGGCGTTCCGATAAAATTCATAATATAAATCGAATCGTCTTTATAGATTATGAAAGAATCGCCTAATGGCAATCCATCTATTATTTCCCCTGGTGTATCAGAAAGCGTTACTTCTCCAGCATCTATACTGTCATTTGTTTCTAACCAACTTACAGGCGCTGAACCAGATGCTGCCTGAGTTGACCATTTAACTAATCTTGGCTCTTCTATAGTTCGAGACCAGTTAAGCCCGATAAGAAAAGTTTTAAAAGCGCGTATGACTTTGCACTTAGTGTTTATAGGAAAGTTTTTAAGTCTTCTATAGGGAACAGTTAACTGTGGAACACCGCTAGAATTAAGGGGCCACATTTGAGGTACATCGTGACCATTAGTCGCTACAATTAATCCATCTAAATTAGTATGGGTCCAGCGTCTTGTTGTGGTGTTCGCGTCGTAATCTGCATCGCCCGTTGCAGTTGTTCCAATTGGAACCACAGGATAAGCTGTGGTGTGTTCGGCTGCGGTGGTGCTATTAGCGGCTCTACTGCAACCCGTTAAGTCGTTACTTGATTTACCGGAGTAAGTTATTTCTTCGTAACCGTTTGAACTGCCGTTGGCAATTTCTTGAGTGCCTAAAGCAATCGTTCCGCTTGATGGAAATGCAGACGCATCTGCTAAGGTGATAGTGGTTACGCTGTTATTTATAGTGCCTGATAAAGCGCCTTCTGCTTGTCTCGTCACATCGGTCCAAGCACTGCCTGTCCACACAGCAATATCATCAGTGCCGTAAGCAATCCAATAATACGTACCTGCTGTAGTGAGATACGTATGCAAATAATAGGGAGCAAATGGTACGGGATCGCCGCTGCCATCCTTCATAACGGCTTCATAACCAGCAATCTTTTTTATCCCATTATCGAGAACGCGAACGTTATTGCCATCGCTCCAAGCATTAGCTGCCAAGTTATAAGGTGGAATATCTTTTATAATTCCGACAGCGCCGATATTTTCTATAGGTACTAAAGCCATTATTCGACTAACCTACCTGTAAACCAGCTAGCGGTGTTGTCCCCATCGATGTCTAGGTTTCCTCCGCTTTCTTGATGAACGTACACTTCAACATAATCGTTTACCGCTAAAGATAAAGACGCTTCTATTTGCATAGTTGGTCTACCCGTATTAGCACCCGAATCATAACTGACGAAGTAATTAACGTATTTAACTTTGCTGCCATTTTTATATAACGAGACTTCAAAATCGAGTAACGCGTTTGCATCCCACTTCACTGCTGCGTGAAAATGGTATTTGCCAATAACATCGCAAGTGAACTTATCACTTGCAAAAACAGATCCGGTATCCCACTCTTCTGTAGACCAAGTTACTTTGGTTTGAGCGCCTGTACCAACTGTTTGATCAGTTCCTCCCTTTACAACCGAAAAAGAGCGATTACCTGGACCGCCAGATAAGTTAGCCCAAACGGGACTGGCACCTGTAGCAGCCGTATTCATCTGCAAAATATCTAAGGTGGTGTTGTACCAAATGGTTCCTTTGACCTGAGTACTAGGTGCTGAACTTTTTACAATAACAGTAGCGGCTGCCTGATCCACATCAGGAAAAGAAGTTTTTAATACCGCTTTTAATAAATTTAAATGATCCCGTCCTTGCGACACATTATCGGAAGCAGTCGGGTTTGTACTTACAAGACCGCTTACAAAGGAAGTGCTTTCTAGTGCCATTATTTTTTCCTAACTTGGTTCGGTGGGCCAAACTACGTTATCGACATCATCTAATGTAGTTAAACCTGCAGGTAAATTACGCAAATCTTCACGATAAGCTCTCCATTGCGTATCTTTTTCTGTTGTCAGAGCTACATCAGCCATCTGAGTCCAATCGGATTCGTTAAGTTTTTGATCTCGTTCAATACGAAGATAGAACATAGCGCGATCATAATCTCCCGCATCCCAACGAGACCATTCTTCATTTATTTCATTCTCTTCAGCTTCCGAAAGCTCTACTAATTCATCATTTACTTGTTTATAAGCCATATTAAGACTCCGCTAATCCATATACAGAAACACGCGCTGTTAAACCCGAATTTCCAATATTGCCAGTAGTTGAACTCAATCTGAAACTTACGTTACTAGCGGCTGAGGTAGCTGTAACCATCACTTGTGCTCGCGCATGAGAAGCCCGAAAGTAACTAGAGGTTCCTATAATTCTTGTTGCGGTTGCGCTGTCATGCGCCCCGAAAACCCACAGTTGAGCGCTACAGGCTTGTGTTGTTATGCCTGCATTTTGCGCGTGTGATACTTTGCCGCCTGTAACGCCTGAAGCTGCTATAGCTGTTGTAGTATTTCCAGCAGCATCTTCCTCAACAATTCTATACGCCAAGTCTTGCAACGAGCTTAAATCAGAATTACCAATCCCTATCTGTAAGTTTGATGATCCACTTACTACAGCAATGCCTTGGATAATAATTAAATAAGCGTCATAAGTTGCAGAAAAAGCATCGGTAAAATCAATGGAGCTAACAGCACTACTATTAGTGGCTGTTGCGATTAATACCGTTCCTCCACCAGCAGCGACTGTACCCCATGAATTATCCGTTCCATTAGTGGTTAAAAACTTTCCGCTTTGACCACTATTATTAGGTATCTGCGGTTGCGTAGTGCCAGACGGAAACGATGTTTTTAATACCGTTTTTATAAGCCTCATATGATCGTCGGCTTGACCCACGGCATCGCTGGCAGCGGGGTTGGAGGTATTTAACTGACTAATGTAGGAAGCTGTCTCTAAGCCCATTATGCACTCGCTGCGGTTAATGTAATCGTGACTTGTAACGTGTCACCTGAAATAACTGATCGTGAAGAACCAAAATCTACGACACCATATAGTGTTCCGGCGGTTGCGGTTTTACCGCTATTGCTCACAATAAAAGCGCCAGCTACTGTTGCTGATCCATTCATTGAGAAAGTCGCTTTGTTGCTAGAGTTATTAATGCTTCCAGATGAAGCACTACCTAAGTTTAATGTTTGCCTTACGGATTCACTGTAAGCGGTAACATCGCTCCAACCAGAATGACTAGAAGAAGTATCTCCTGCTGCCGCTGATCCTGCTCCTTTCAAACCTACATACCACGCGGTGATTTGTGTAGCTCCATCAAAACCAGAATCAAGCACATGATTCAGGCCAACAGTTGTAACTAAATTTTTATTGATCTCACGCCACTTCTCATTTCCATCTTTATCTAAACATACAACATCCCAGACATTTTTAAGGCCGAGATTCATTTCAGAATTTTGTTTCATTATTAAGCCTCCATCGGCCTGAAAATTATTAGTTTGGGTAGTCCACATTAGTCCAACTTGTTCCTTGATCGGATTCTTCTGTCCATGTAGTCGATGAATCAGATACTGTTGAATAACTGGTTGTTGGATCTGAAACATCAGTCCATAAAAATGAATCTAAAACGGTTTCAGAAAAATTCTGAGCGAATGTTATTGAAATCGCTCCAAACGATACGTTACCGATAGGCGTGAAGTCATTCGTTAAACCAAAAGTAATTGAATCAATAAACTGCAAACCCGCAGCAGCCGTGTATCCTTTGTTTAAACCATAGCTTGCAGCACTTGAAACAGTTAATGCACCCGTTTGACTATAGCCTTGACTTAAACATAACTCGCCGCAGCCGAATGAATTTTTAATCCTGTTTGGCTATAGCCTTGCGTAAGACCATAACTGGCAGTAGGAGAAGCCGTAAAAAATCCTGTCTGGCTATATCCTTGTGTCAATCCATAACTTGCGCTGTTAGCTTTTGCGGCTGTGTTGTAATTAATTCCAATAGCTGCATAAGTTATACCGCTACATGCGGTATAAGGAATCGGTGCGCTCACGGATTGCCGCTAGTATTTGTAATTCTTAAAGCAGAACCAGAATGTCTATCGCGCATATCTGCTTCATTTAACGCCGTAATAGCTCTGCTATATCCAGCAGACCATGTGGGTAATCTTTGATCATTAACCAAAAACGCTTCGGCTTCCATTAATGACCCATAAAGATAAACATCAGGCGCATTTATAATCATCCAGTTTGTTGTGGTTGTGACTGACAGCTCATCAAACTTTTTATAAAAGAGCATTTCCAAAGTCATAACGCTATCTGGCTTTGGGCCTAACGCTATTTCATCTGCCATGATGGTGTAATAATAGGGAATACCTGTATCTGATCCACCGTTCAAACGATCAAACATTTCAGGGGTCATATATTCAACCACTCGAACAGGAGTCTGATTAATTTGCAACTGCCGCATCTGTAAATAGTTAGGAGGTAGAGCATAGTTACGCTGTGCTGCAACCGTTGAAGCTGTCACCTTAGTTTCCATAGCCCTAATGCGAAGATCACGATTAAACCGCGCTTCACATAAAGCAATAAACTCAGGTATTCGATCTGTAAGATCGTCACGATCTAACCAGTTAGCAAGGGCTGTTTGTAAAGTTGCGTAAGTGTTTATAGCCATTAGCTGTTCTTAGTTTTGAACCAAACAGAGTTGTTAATAATAGGTAATTGATTGTTTCCAGAAAACGTGGGTTGATAGAGCCACATAATTAAATCCTTGTAGGTGTAGTCCTGAAATATTTATTATCAGGATCGTTTAAATACTTCTTAAGTAATTTTTCGTCTTTCTGAATAGCTCCGTTGGTAGCCTTCATCCATAGTTCCCATATTGTTGTAGGAATGGACGCAACCGTAACACCTCCGGTTTTCATACCTGATGCTTTGCCGAATGAAAGTTTATCTCCGTAGTTAATTAAATCTTGTTTATTTTTTTCTATAATCGGCTCAACATCTTGATAGGTATCAATAGTGGCGGTTCCATCACTATTAATATCTAACTTCCACGGTCTTGAATCTGGTGTATCGTAATTCCATCCTGAACTATTATTCATAAAGGCATACTTCCTCTGTTACCAGCAATTTTCTTAAATTTTTCATGAACATTTTTTTGGTGTAGTTTTGCATCAAAAGGTTTTTTTTCTACCTTTGTCGATTGCTTAGAATTAATCTCTTTACTCAGTTCTTTCTTTGTAACCATAATATCTTTTTCCCTAAACCAAAAAGTTATAATCCATTTGTCACCATTTTCTGGAGGTAACCCCATATGGAGTGAAGCAGGATGTGGTAATTTATTTTCATCGAGATTTCCAAACATCAATACTCGACCCTGTTTAGCTTGAACGGCTAAACCAAGAACAGGAAATACGGTTCCACCGCCATCACTTACATCGTTTAAATAGGCGATCATAGTTACAGAACGATTTCCACTTTCCTCAACTTTTGAAGACTTTGGCATTTTGTCCATTTCGTTCGGAAGAAACGCATCGTAATGTGGTTTGTACTCCTGACCAGGCTGATACCTTTGAATAGATACAGGTTCCAACCTGGCAGGAGGGAGACCACACATACTACAAAACGCTTCAATAACACCGTCTAATACTGGGTTGTCACCGTGATTGAAAAAAGTTCCTCTACTGGTTCTTATTTCATCTTGGATGTACTTACCATCGCGGTTTATTAGATTATCGCTAAGCCCTTTTTTCTTGGCACAGCGAATTATGTGATCACATAAATCTGGTGATAGCACACTATCTTCAACAACAATAGAAGGGGTGTTATTGTATTTAAACATTAAGCGTCTTTAACTCCGATTACAGCGGCGTTTGCCAAACCATTTTTAGCGCGTAACCCGTACTCAGCAACCATCATCTGTTTAATGCTGTCACCAGTTTTCGCTAACACTTCAGTTTGGAAAGGACGTAGGTAATCAATTGACCAGAAATCATAGTCCACGAAGAAAAGCATATCAGCCAACATCAAACGGCTGGGTACAATCTGCAATGTTCCAAAGTCAGTTACCAGAACGTCCACAGCGTTTACTGCTACACCTTGGACAGGTTTGCTTTGGTTCTGGACCAGATCAGCAACCACAGATCCACCTAGCGCACTGATTTTTTGCTTAAGATCAGCCGGAGCTAGAATCGTCTTAGGTTCGCCACCTAAAGTAAAGGCACGTTCCATAGCAAGGTTGATCATCGCCATTGTTAGAACAGCAGAGGTTCCGAAAGAAGCTACAGTTGTTCCATCAGGACCAACCGCAGGACTGCTTCCACCGTTATTAACAACACCAACAACAGGAGAAGCTGAACCCAAAACAATGTTTGATGTTCCAGCAGACGTTGTGCCTAACCAAGACATTACAGCGGCTGTTTTACGAGCAGTACCCGCAGCACCTGTAACTTTTACATCGTTAGACAGCAACATCTTTTCCATGTCGCGTTTGATTTCTTTAGCGCGTTTGGCTAACTGATAAGCCTGAGTTGATTTACGTCCAGCAAAATCAACTGCTTCGGCAGTACCAGAACTCTGCACGACTTTATAAGAAATCTGACAAACGTTTGTTAAACGGCGTGGCTCTGCTACAGCTAGGGCGTTCATTGAATCATCGCC